TCTTGGTGGCCTGCTGGAGCGAGTTGAACAGGTCGGTGGCGCGGAGGATGTCGGTGAGACCGATGACCTGACCGTACTGGGAGAGCGACTTGTCCAGCTTGTTGAGGGCCAGAGCGCGGTAGTTGGCCGAGCTGATGGCCGTACCCTCGGAGCTGATGGTCTGCACACCGCTGATGCTCGGGGCTCCGAAACGGAACATCGAAATGGCCTTGTTGCCGTTGTTCTTCGGGATCGGAGCCTTCATGGCGAACTGATCGAGGATCGTCTCCTGCTGGACGATGCTGAGCAGCTCCTTGCTGAAGTAGTTCTGGAACTGGTTGGTGAGCGTGGTTGAGGTCGTGACTGGCATATTTGAGTTGTGGTTGTGCTATCAGTCCGCTTCCCGATCGAACGCTCTGGACGCTTTCAACAGCGCCTCCCTCTGCTCCTTGAGAGATAGCTTGGAGAAATCCTTCTCCTCAGCCTTGAGTTGTCCTGCCGGGATGCTCTTACCAATAGCGGTCTTCTGCTGGAGCTTGTTGAGTTGTTCTTTCAGAGCCTTGTTCTCGGCCTCGATCGACTGTGCTTTGGCTGCTGAGTCTTGGAGCTTCATCAGTTCGACCGCATGGACGAGTCCATCCGGCATCGACTGCAACACGGGCACCCTCTGGAGCAATTCGACAGTACGCTTGTACTCGGCGCTGTTCTGATCCTTCAACCAGGTCTCCTTCTCGGACAACCGGGCATACGAATCAGCCCATGCCTTTGCGAACTTCTCCTGCTGCGCCTTCTGCTGCCGTTCGGTTGCAGACTTGCGGACTCCTTCGGCCTTGGCTCGCGCTGCCTTGGCCAACTGAGAATCGCCATCGGCCTCGAACTCCTTGGCCGCAGCCTCGTAGTCCTCCGCCGTGTAGCCCTTCTCATCGCGGAAAGAGTTGGTCTCGGCAGCCGTGGATTGCTCCCGCTGCTTGCTCCATTCCTCCCGCTCCCGCTTCAACGCTTCCTTCTCGGCTTTGATGGCCTCCTTCTCCGCGTTGATCTGCTCCCAGGTCTTGGCCTTTCGGTTCTGTTCCTGGGCGAACTTGCTGCTGCTCTTCTCCTTCTCAGCCTTCTGCTCGGTCTTCTTCTCGGCCTTCGCTTCTGGCTCTGGTTTGGTGCCTACCTCCTGCTCGCCACCATCGACCTCTTTGCCGGCGTTCCCCGCATCGGAGGACTCTTGCTCAACCGGAGCCGTCTCATTGGTTGTTGGAGACTGCTCCTTTGGCTGGCTGTCGATATCGACACCGGCATCGTAATCGTTGGCCAATGCGAGCATTGCATCGGCACTCAGTGTATCATCTGGCATGTTGTGCTTTTACTCGTTTGCTGGCCCGCACAGACCAACAACCGCAACTTTGATCCTATGTGTTCGTGGCAGAATCCGGATCATCATCCTGCCCCGTAATTGATTCTTGGTCGGCCATCACTTCGATGACCTTCACAAGACTGGCCTGACCCATTGCAAAACCTGATGAGTATTGCAAATGGTTTCGATCAGTTATGGCTGAAGCGTTCTGCATGAGAACGGTGTTCAGCAGGGCGTCCCGGAAGCGTTTCCCGGTATCGCTCTTGAAGAAAGTGTTCAGCGCATTGGCGTCTTCCTTGCGCCATGGTAGTGGATCGACCCACCGCTGATGCCGAGTGAACGTCCACGCGGCGCGGGCTCGTGCGATGAAGGAGATCATCACTTGCTGGACGCTTTCTTTCGACCGGCGGCGGCGCGGCGCATGAACTCTGCGGCCCCGAGTTTCTTGCGACCGATCCACGCGGCGAGGGCCTTGGGATCATCGGCCCCTTCCTTACGGAGTTCGTTGGCCAGTTTGCTGAACTTGGATTTCTTCTTCATGTTTGGAAATGGGTTAGCCCTCACCTCCGCTGAAGAGCGGTGATTCTTGGATCTCGTTGAGGTCGGCCACAACCGGCTTCTTGCGCTGGAACCGGATCTTCGGCGGCACTCCTTCCTCCAGCTTCTGCATGAGGATCGGCTCCGGCTCCGGTTCCTTGGGTGTGGTGGGCGCGATATTGATTTCGACGTGAGGTATCATGGTCTTCTTCGCCTCAAACTCGCCGCACCAGTCGTTGGCATTGAGGGTGGGCCAGCAACTCGGTCTTCCGGCGGGCGGGAACCTGCGGCAGGTCCCGTCCACACAATAGAACCGACAATCCTTACAGGTCACGGTGATCATCATCCTTGCATCATCGGCTGCTCAGCCACAGGAGCGGGGGCTTGCGAGGGAGCGAGCATGCCCGTGCTCTCGAAGAACTTCTGGATCTCCTTCCGCAGCTTCCGCGCCTCGTTCGTCGCCACCTGCTCGTAGCCCTGGAGGAGGCTGTCGATCCGCTGCATGAACGCGTTCTTGCTCACCGGACTCATCACCTGCCCCTGCTGCATCGCCCCATTCAGGTACTGCATCAGCACCCCGATCCGGCCCGCAAAGTTCTGGCCCGGCTTCGCGGGGACCGGGATACCAACCAGCAGCGTCGGGATCGTCTTGGTCTCGTCCTCCAGTTCGTCCGCCGCCTTCTGGCCCGGATCCCGGAGCAGCCGCTTCACCAGGCTCGGGTCGTCCAGCTCCATGATGCTCTTGTCCAGTTCCACCTGATCCACCCAGGGCGAGTTCATGAACAACTGCTTCCGGTTGATGGCCTGCTGGATCATCATCTGCCGGCTCACCATGTCCATGCCGCCCTTCGGCTCCAGCTCATACTGATCGTGCAGCGCCACCGGGTCCGCCTCGAGCGAATCCTCCGCGAACCGATAGCGAAGGCTTTGGCTATCGTACTGCACGTACAAGCCCCACGCCTGCCGGTACAGCTTGCCCAGCGCCATGCGGAACAGCCGCGCCCTCAGATCCCCGCTCTGCATCGCCTGCGCGTTGATGCTCTGGATCTCGGTCGCCGTCCTCCGATCCGTCCCGCCCGACATGACGCTGGCCATCCCGTAATCCGGGCTCCCGATCCGGTTCTCCGCCACCGCCCGGGTCTGGTTCAACTCCGTATCGAAACTCACCGGCGGCTGCGGCATCTGCACCGGTGCCACGCCATACGGGAGAATCTGCCCCGGCTGGAACCTCAAGTTGATGCTGTTCGGCAGCTCCCGCTCCGCCCGAAACAGCGGGCGGTTGTACAGCGTCATCGCGTCATGCTTGTGGTTCCACATCGAGGTCATGGACAGCTCGAACGGAGCCAGGATCTCGCACACCCCACGCGGGCTGAACCAGCCCTTGTCCTTGATCTCGTACGGGAAATCCACGAAGGGCAGTTGGCCATGGTCATAGGGCAACTCCATTGGATCCCGCAGATCCAGATCCACCGCCGCCGGACTGTACAGATACACCTCCCACACCCCGTCATCCCGCTTCCGATACACCTCCCACACGATCACCCCATCGGTGTTGCTCGTGTACGTGATGCCCTCGCGCAACTGCTTCGCATCATTCTCCTCCGCAGCCCCCGGAATATTGTCGTCCTCCTGCGGATTCCCCCTGATCTTCTCAATCGTCTTCGAGTCCGCCTTCCACCCGAACTGGCCAGCCATCCGCTTGTACGCATTGACACTCATCGGCATCACATGCACCGCCCAGTCCGCATCCTGCAAATCCGTGGTGTACGGCGGCACCACGAAATACATCGGGTCCACCGCCTCGAACCCCACCCGCTTGTCCCCCGGATTCCAAAAACACTTCATCACCCCACGCCCGCTCATCAGCGTGTAGTCCACCCAGGAGAGCACCTCATCCACGAAGTTGGTCTTCTCCCGGATCTTGTAGTTGAACCAGTCCTCCGCGACCTTCGTGTACGCATTCAACTGCTGGCGCATCGGCACAAAGCTGGCCACGACATCCATCCCAAGCGCCTGCTGGAGGAACAACGGCTTCAGCTTCTCGATCGCCGTATCGATCAGCGGCCAATGCAGATCCGCCGCCTTCGGCCAGGGCTTGTTCGTCCGCCGCAACCCATGGTGCCGCAACTCGTACCACCGAGTCTGCCGCAACTCCCACGGGCTCCGCTGCTCGACAGCCATCACGATCTGCCCCTGCAACGCACTCCGCTGTTTGTCACTCATCATATCTCGCCTCCTCTTATCCCCCCACCTCGCAACCCGCAAGCGCAACCCCCTCCGGCTCGATCGCGCCCAGCTCATCCTCCATCCGCTCGAGGAGGCTCCGCCCATCCTCGCCCACGGCCTTCAAATACTCGTCCATCCGCTTCCCGCCACCACCACAGAAGGCCAACACAACCGCATCCGCCCGATCCGGACTGTTCAACCCCCTCGCCCGCAACTCATCCTTCCCCTCCAGCGTCAACTTCCCCTTCCCATTCGTCCGCACCTTCCGACTCACGAACTGTTGGAGGAGCACCTCGTCCGTACCCACCGGCCCAAGATTCACCTTCCCCTCCTCCACCATCCGCCCGAACTCGATCCACATCTCCGCCGCACGGTTCACGAACTGATCATCCCGTATGGCCCGCTCCCCGAAATTCACCCTCCGCACATCCCAGCCCTCCGCGCGGAGCGCGTCGCACATCACCACGCCCATGCCGCCTACGTCGGCATAGATATCCTCAGCCTTCAGCTTCCACTTGCGAAATTCCGCGATGAACCGCCCCACACTCGCCATCGTGTCCTTGTCCCGCCAGCGGACCAGACCCTTCACCGTGTTCCCCTGGCGCACCACCATCACGCTCTCGTCCCCGCCAGCCGAGAAATCACACCCAGCCGTCAGCCGATGCCCCTCCGTCTCCTCCTTCGGCGGGCCACTCACCACCCTCTGCCAGTCGGCGGTCCTCACAGCCGTGAGACTCCCGTCATCCTCCATGAACTCCGCGTAGATCATCGAGCGCACCAACGGATGACCCTCGCCCCAGCGGGCTATCTGCTCCTCTATCCACTCCTTCCGGATGTGCGGACAATCAAACGCCGTCACCGTGAACGTCTGCCACTTGCCATCGTTCCGCCTGAAGACTTCGTAGAAGTACCCGGAGGAGCCCCCGGGGCTGCTCATCAACAACGTCCGCGTCGGCTGACACCGCTCCATCGACTGGAATATCCCGTCCGGAACCGCCTTCGCCTCGTCAACCACATACATCAAGTCCTGACTCGGCCCCTGCACATGCCAGCCCTCAGCCTTCTCCGGGTTGCTCGCGCTGAACCCAATGCACCGACTCACCAGCTCCTGACCATCCACCCTCTTCGGATACACATACCGGATCTCCCCATCCTTGATCGAGAAGCCATTCTCCTCACCTCCCAACCCATTGATCATCTTCCTCAAATGCGGCCACAACGCATCGGCCACCTGTCGGTACACACCCGCCGTGCACACCACCAGACTCCCCGGCCAACGAATCATGTGCCAGACCACCGCTGACGCCGCGACCATGCTCGTCTTGCCCGAACCATTCGCGGCTTTGAGGGCCACCTTCGCATGCTTCTCGTTCAAAGCACCCAACACCGCCTCCTGCCAGGGGTACACTTCACGTAGGCCAAGCATCATCTTGGGGAAGTTCTTGAGCTGCTGAGCCTCCTCCAAGAGCTTGCGCTGCTTCCACGCAGGGATATGCGAGCCCATCCCCAACGAAGGAGATCGTTTGCGCTTGATTTGCTTGACAGGCATAAAATTGGGGTCGTGGCGGGGAGGGGGTATACAGGTAACACCCACCCCCCTCTTGGGGGTCCTAGTCCCCCCGTGGTCTATTTGCTGCCTCCGAATGCTCCGAGTAGTGCACCGGAGACACTCAGCTCCTTCCCTCCCTTGCCAGTGTGCTCAAGCTGGGCGCGGGCAACGTAGCCACGGGTTCGTTCAAGCATCCATCCAGCCGATTGCCAGTTCGCTTCCCCGTTGATGATGCGGCGTTGAAGGGTCAATTCCCCTTCTGCTCTCGCTTGGTCAAGTTCCATCTGGAAGGCAGGGTTTGCGTTGATCCATCGGGCCCATTGCGTCTGGTTACCAGCGGGGAAGCCGCAGAGGATTGCGATGCGATCGATCGGCATGCCGTATTGCGCCGCTTCCAGCGCCTTCCTTTTTACCTCATCTGACAGGCGCATTTTGGTGCCTTTCTCCGGCCTTGCCCGGAGCCTAGGTTTCTCCCCCTTTCCAGCTTGGATGACCGCTGTTTCCTTCCCCTTTCCCATGCCGTCACTTTGCCGTGCAAAGTAACCCGGCGAAACATTTTGCTTTTTCCTGTTGCATCCCGTCGCATCCCGTCGCATCCTGTCGTCCGTGCTCCCACTAGTCGGAGCCTCCAAAACACCATGCAAACCCTCAAAAACCTACTCATCGCGCTCGCCTTCCTCATCGGGGCCGCGCTTGTGATCACCGCCTTGGCGCTCTGCTTCGTGGAGCTTTTCATCGGGGGTGCCCTTTGATCCTAATCTCCCGCACCTTCGAAGTCGTCACGCCTGAATCCGCTGAATATGGGGAATCCGATGACGCCGGATTTATCTGTCAATCGGAGCCGGTTTCCTTCCGAGAACTGGTCGATTTGATGCGCGCGCACCCCGTGGCTTCGTCCTATCCTTGCGCCGGTTCCCGTCACGACTGGCTTTCGTCCTATCCTGAGGAGGACTTCCGAGACTGTTCAAACCGGACCGAATCCCTTCATTACGACAAGTCGAATCCCCGTTCCAAGGATAAGTACTGGCGCAAGGCAATGGTGATTGCCGGAATCCGGGTCCGCTGATTCCCCGCGCTTCCCTATCGGGCGACCGGTAGGGAATGGCGGGCGATCAAATCCGATTCCCGATCACACAAAAAACAATCCATGACTAAAAACGAAGAGATTCAAATCGTATCCGCCGCCGCCGATAGTCTCGGCCCCGATTCCTACTGCGGCTCCTGGTTGCGCGATCAAATCCCATTCATCGAATCGGATATCCGATCGGACGTTGAACCTGGGATCCTAGCTTCCGCTTCGCTGCAGGAATGGACGCGCCGTTGCGCGGAAATGCGCGCCGATGCCATCCGCGACCGCGACCGGATCCTTTCCGATGCGCGCAAGGAAGCGGATCAAATCCGCGCGCAAGCGGTCCGGTTTAATGAATTACAACGGGATGAATTGAAGCGGACGTTGCGCGCGATTCTTGACCGGATTTCCTGATCCCCCGCGCGAGGCTATCGGCAACGGTAGCCTCTGGCGGGCGATCAACGCCCGGTTCAAAATCATGCAAGCCATACATTCAAAGTATCTACCCGCCACCGACACTCGGGGGTCCCGCATTAAAGCGACCTGCGAGCGGGGCTCGATCACGATCCCGTACCCTCATGAGCTATCCGGTGACGAGGTCCACCGGGAAGCGGTCCGCCAGCTTGTCTCCCGCTTCTGCTCCGAGGATCTGGCGACCTACGGGACACCGATGCAGACCAATCCTTGGAACCGTCCTTTTGCCACCGGCGGTCTTCCCGATGGAACCTGCGCCCATGTCTTCATCCTTTGAACCCAACCTATGAAATACACTCTTCACGACACGTTCAACCGGACCCTTATCTCTCGCCATCGGACCCTAGAGGGTGCGGTGAAAGCCGATCTTGCCCATGCGCGTGCGGTGCGGCGTCACAACGGTCCTACGTCATACATTCCTACGGAAATCCGATGCGACGGGAAGCGCCTGGACGACGATCAGATGGAATCCATGCAATCCATCAGCTATTGGATCCAGACTGGGGGCGCCCGATGAGCGACCTCTTTCGCGCCGTCGGTTGGCTTCTGCTCGGCCTTTTGTGTGCCGCCTCTATGGTGTCCATCGCCCTCGCCGGGAGCCTAGCCTCCGCCTAAGGTTCCCCGTTCCCCTTGCTCGCCCCGTAGGTTTCGGCCTGCGGGGCTTTTCGTTTTCTAGCGGGCCATGGATCCCCCTTCCCCTTCGCCCTTCGCCCCCCGCGTCCAGGTCGCCCCCCCCATCGGACACGCCATGTCCGACCCCATGCCCCTCTCCCGCCCTCCCGCCCATACCCCATACGAAGTTCGGAATTCGGAAATTAGAAATGC